TGCCTATATTTTGAACACTTTGCGGTATTTCTATGCGCGAAGCGGTTGTTGCTGGCGGTAGTGTATTCATAATCGTTTAATATATTATATAAGTATAAAACGATTTGATAAAAATTAGAATATTGAAAACTTAGATTGTTCTATATTGTCCTTAACAATAGACAAGTCAACGCCATATGATGATATGAAATTTTTGACTCGTCCCTGACCATTGCCGCTCATATATTCACTCCATACGGTTTGCGGGTCAATCGGCTCAGACCAATGTTGAAATTTGGACACGTAAGCATCGAATGTAGTACCGCCACCCATAATCATATCTTTGCTTGTGGGAGTAGCCGGCCCGTTCTGCCCGTCAATCATTCGACCTGACTTGATTAGCTTGCCATCTAAATATGCATCCACATACTGATTATCCACGCTTACTACGACATGTGCCCACTTTTGTAGAGGGAAATTATCCGTTATTTCGAGTGTTTTTGCTGGAGCGCCCCCATTCATAGTAATATCACACTTTAAGACAGGTGCAGTCGAATCTAAATATAGCTTAATGTTATTAGCTCGTGAAAAAATGGTTTTAGTAACACCCGTATTCCAAGAGTTTACAAACACCCAAATTCCATACGCATAACGCAAACTTGCAGGATTATTCGTGATAGGTATAGCCGGGTTTGTTGCACTTAAACTAGCTGTTTTGGACAATTCTGTCGATTTTAACAGGAAATATTTGTATAATATGTAAAATAATAGTACGACCACTATGGCTAAAATAATAGCAACTGTATTCATTTAAGTCTATATTAAATCATTACAAATTAATTGTCGGCGGTGCTTTTTTCATAAATACATTGTACATGGTCGCAATTCTATGTTTGCTGAGCGGTTTTGGATAATAACGTATATTGCTAATTGCGCCATGCAGTCCATCTATACTGCCGGTTGTAATGACATCGGCGGCATTAATTATCGGCATTTTTCCATTCGCAAATGAAAATGTTCGTTCTAAATTCCCATTTACAAATAAATCCGCGTGTGTTGAACTATAGTTAAATACTAAGTTATTCCATCGTTGCATCGGCATCTTCAACTCGTAATACGACGAATCTTTGTCTTGTGTTGTAAAATAGATGCGATATACATGTGCCGCGTCTGGATTATCTCCTGGAAAATAAGTTACTTTTGGTTTGCCCTTGCCATAGTCAAAAATAACAGATTCTTTATTATACGCAATTTTATTCGTACTATGGGCGTTTACATAGGTCCACATGGAAATCGCATAATTTTGAAAAGGCGTTTTGTTTATATTTCCGGCCAGTTGAAAATCCAGATCTGGTATAACATTACGCCCGCCAAGCGAAAATGTGTTCGGTGAATTTAAGAATACACTACCTTCAAGCACTGGGATACCGTCTTTGCTAGAAATATGGGCGATTAGCTTGGGAATATATACATAAAGCAATAGCAGCAATAATTCTACAACGAATAGTATCAAAACTGGGCTGGTGGTTAACTTAAACTCGGTAATAATATACTGTACAAAAGACAGTAACAAGCAGGGTATGTAAAATAAAAAGTAAACAAAGAATCCTCCCCAGCCAGTAAACGATTTCAAATAATTACTAAATACATAAAAGAATAAAGCAAGCCCAACTGCCAAAATAAGTGTAGCGAGTGCCCCTGTTAAATATGCAAAAAAGGTAAACGTTTGTATATCGACCTTTATAAATGTATAAATAACTATTGCTAGTAACATAAAAGCGCCAAATGTAGCAGCTACAAGAAACCGATTGTTATTAAATCGAGCCTGCAATTGCGTAAACATGAAATAACCTATACCAATTATTAAAGCAATGACCGCAGTAGATACATTGCCCGAAACAGATTGGTTATTGTTACTATTCTTTAAACCATCATTAATCGATATTCCTGCAATAATGATGGATATAACTAATACCAAGTACTTGTTGTATGATTTTATGAATTCGACACCTTTCGTTATTATTGGTTGTTTCGTGGTATCTATGTCTGACATTCTATAAACTGACTATAGATTATATAATACATGCATTTTTGATATTTACATATACCAAAAATACTATATAATTACACCATCGAAACTTATAGGTTCTCCATGGTAGTTTTCTTACCGTGACATTCACGGCATAATGCAACTAAATTATCTACATGATTACTTCCTCCATATTCTAGACGTATTTTATGATCCACCTCGAACCAAGCAGTTAATTGGTGTTGGCAGTCCCCACATTTCCAGTCTTGTCTAGACGCCACAAACTTCTTTTTGGTTTCACTTACAGAACGCTTTGTCGCCTTTTTCCCCGATTGCATAATGCGTGTTTCAGCAGTTACATTGGATGTATCTGGCATGGCTAACACGGTCCGCATATGATTGCCCCCATCCATACTATTGTATTGTTGTTCAGCAAATTGTTGTCGGCTAGTAAAATCCAAAATAGGAGAAATCATGTTGGTGGTATTGCGGTCAATCGGTAAATATCGCAAATAATCGTTTGATGCGCTCAGCATTTGTTGTGCGCGTAGTGGGTTACGCTTAAACAAAATATATATCATTAGTGCGCCAAATGCAACGCCCGCCATTTGATAATATTTTTTGCCCGACATGAGCATTTTCGCATACTTCCCATCTGTGTATATGTTGGCGATTATAAATCCGGCAATGATTATGATATACAACTCTAACCGCATCTTTGTATTATCTAGAGAATATTTGTGTACCTTATTCATAATACATGTATATCAAAAATACGACGAGAACTATGAAAAATGCATACAAATAGTGCCGGCGCAAATTGATTTGTTCTGCTAAATATATTGGTTTCGGCTTATAATTCGAGCGATATTTGGCTAGCGCCTCTGGTAAAGACAGTTCGGGTTTTTCTAGCGAAACGTTGATTTTGTTGTGAATAAAATGCATCCAGCGTACGAAAGACTGTTTTGAGCATAAATAGGGGGTTACTGGATATTTGTCTAACATGCGGCTAAATTTGTCGCCGATTTCGCTTATTGGAATAAATATGGGTATGTTTTGAATTAAATCGTAATATTTGCGTTTTAACACTTCGTTTGGATTTTCTGGATAACATTCCGCAACTGTATGTAAAAAAAACCAATAATGAGGTCCCCATACGGATGGTTCAAACAACATTGACAAAGATGTATATAAAGATTCCTTATTATATTTACTTAGGATTTATCGTATTACTATAAAAATGGCAGATAATTATTGTAATAATTGTGGGAAATACGGACATGTATATCATTTATGTAAATTACCGATTATAAGTATAGGCGTCATTGCATTTCGCATGGTCGATTCAAAAATACAATATTTGACAATACGGCGAAAAGATACATTTGGTTTTATTGATTTCATGCGCGGTAAATATTCAGTGCATAACAAGGACTATATTATGAATATGATTATACAAATGACGAATGTAGAGAAACAGTACTTACTTACGAAAACGTTTGCCGAATTATGGAAACATATATGGGGCGAGAATGTGATTAGCAATCAATATAAACATGAAGAAAATGGGTCTCGAGATAAGTTTGAAATGTTGCGGTCTGGTATAATGTGCAAAGGTGAGCAATATTCGTTGGCGTCGTTAATCGATGATAGTAATCAATACAAACAATGGGATGAACCTGAATGGGGATTTCCAAAGGGGCGGCGTAATTTTCAAGAAAAGGATTATGATTGTGCCATTCGCGAATTTTGCGAAGAGACCGGGTTTGACCGTAAACATTTACACAGCATACATAATATTTACCCTTATGAAGAAATATTTACCGGGTCGAATTATAAATCGTACAAACATAAATATTATATAGCCTATATTCCACACAAGCATAGTGAAAATCTTGCAAATTATGAAATTACAGAAGTAAGTAAAATGGAGTGGAAAACGTTTGACGAATGTATTTCAATCATGCGGCCTTATAATTTAGAAAAAAAGAGATTGCTTACAAACATTCATAATACATTGACCCACTATTACATGATGTATATGTAATTCGACAGTAAAGTAAATAAATGAAATATATGTGTAAAATATATACATATATCTTAAGACATGCCGAAAAAGACGCGTAAAGAACCAAATGACACATCGCCGTCTACGAATAAAACGCGTCGTAAATTAAAGATTAAGCCTATTATTCCATCGCCACCACCAACACAGCCAGAGCCAATAGTGGATACGATTGTAAATGCCCTGTCTGCGCTAAATCCATTTCACAATGCACCGGTAGAAGTAGAACCGGTACAATGGCAAGAACAAGCTGCTGGTCCTGTGCCCGGACCTGTGCCCGATGCAAATATAACATGCGAAGATAAACGATGTCCGGTTGGATATCGATGCGACGATAATAAGGTATGTTACAAGTTGAAAGATATTGAATTAACTTCAAACGATCAACGTGTTGTGTTATCGGTTGACGACCATCGCAAAAAGACGTATGACATTGACCTTTTAACGCGCAATTTTGATAGAGTCTTTCAACTTAAAAATGGTAAAATCGATGGCAAACGTATCACCGGAACGCTACTGAAGACAGTAATTGATGCGGTAAAGTCGCGAGTAAAGGGCGATACAAAGTCGACCTATTACGGCACGTTAAACGATGAATTAATTATTCAAATTATTTATCTAGAGGAAATGGAGCGAAATGAGAACGCACCTGTAATTGCACAACCGCCTGCCCAATTGCAGGAAGAAACAACCGGATTCCCATCACCGGAACCCATGGGCGCAGAAGAACCTTCCTTTCGTGCCGACCCTTTCGTGCCGACTGAAGCAATACAGCTAGACGAAGGCCTCTATAAATTACCAGAAACAGATATAACATCTACTACAAACGAAAACGAGTTGCAAAATAAGATTGGCATCCCGCCCGATGACGTCGACTCGAAAGAATATAACACGTTTATGAAAGAAAAGGAATTGGCTGAGCGCAAAAATATTAACTTGGAAGACACGTATGATTTTTTATATCCGGAATTAAACGACCCCAATTTCAACATCAAAATCGCCAAACGAAAGGAGTTTCAAGATACCCAATACGACGGAAAAATATACGACGTAAAGGCACAGGCAGAAAAAATGTGCAATGCCGAATTTGAACTCATGCCGCATCAATTGTTTGTTAAAAACTTTCTGTCGTTTCAAACCCCATATAACAGCTTATTGTTATATCATGGGCTAGGTACAGGCAAAACTTGCAGTGCGATTGGGATTGCGGAAGAAATGCGTAGTTACATGAAACAAACCGGTGGTAATCAAAGGATTATGATAATTGCGTCGCCAAACGTGCAAAACAACTTTCGACAGCAAATATTTGATGAACGAAAGTTAATCATGGAAGGGGGCAATTGGAATTTGAATACGTGCATCGGGAATGCGTTGTTGAAAGAAATCAATCCATCGCAAGTTCAAAATATGCCACGCGATAAAGTGATTTCGCAAATTAATTCGCTCATTACTCAGTATTATACTTTTATGGGATATGGAGAACTTGCAAATTACATTAAGCGAAATATTGCAACCGACGGCGAGAGTGGGTTGTCCGCAAAACAACAAAAACAACAGGAAATCGGCAAAATCCAGTCACTGTTTAACAACCGTCTTGTCATAATTGATGAGGTACATAACATTCGTATCATGCAAGATAATAAGGAGGCAAAGAAAACCGCTAGTTTATTAATGCGAGTTTGCAAATATGCGGAGAACATGCGATTATTATTGTTATCAGCCACACCTGTTTTTAACGACCCGCGCGAAATTATTTGGTTGACGAATCTATTAAATGCAGTAGATAAGCGTGGCCGAATTGAGGAAAATGACGTGTTTACGCGCGAGGGGGGATTTGTAAAGTCGCGCACATTGCCAGATGGGACACAAGTCGAAGACGGTGAAGAATTACTTCGACGCAAATTAACCGGGTATGTTTCGTATGTTCGCGGCGAAAACCCGTATACGTTTCCTTATCGTATTTATCCAGTGGATTTCGCGCCAGGTAGACAAATACATTTCGATAATTATCCGTCCACGCAAATGAATAAGAAACAAATAGAACCAGTAGAGAAGCCGAGTAAAACCCCATTGTACATGGACCCGTTTGGAGAATACCAGAAGTCTGCGTATAATTTTATCATTCAGCATTTGTTGCACACTTCATTTTCTACGACAGATATTTATGGCAAAGAACGAGAAATGCCCACATTCGAAAATATGGAATCATTTGGATATACACAATTAAGAGAACCGTTACAGTCGCTTAACATTATTTATCCGTCGCCCGCATTTGACGAAGCGGTGGGCGAAATGGAGAACCATGTCAATGACGCCGAAGAATCGCCTGAAAATACGGAATCTGTAGAAGAACCGACCGAAGAATCGCCTGAAAATACGGAATCTGTAGAAGAATTAGATCTTGTAGAATCGCAGGCAGCGAAGGAGTTTGCCGGAGGTAATGGTGAAAATAATACACCGGCTGCGCCAACAACCGCTGGAGTAGCTGTGCCATCAGTAGGTGTATCAAATGAGGATGTTGAAGAAGACGAAGATGAAGATGAAGACGAAGATGATGACGATGAAGAAGAGAAATCTGCGGACGAATTGGCGGCCGATTCGGCAGTCGAAACGCTCGACGAAGAAACGTTGGCACAACACGCTGAAATTATAAACAGTATGATTGGTAAAGAGGGTCTGTCAACTATAATGTCATACGAGCAAACGAGAACCCCATTTGAACTTCGCCACAATTTCAAATATCACCCAGATATTATGTCAAAATATGGCAAAATATTTCATCCAGATAATATTCAAAAATATAGTGGTAAAATAGCAAGTATATGTAACAGTATCAGGCAATCCACCGGCATTATCATGGTATATTCGCAGTTTATAGACGGCGGAGTGGTTCCCATTGCACTCGCATTAGAAGAAATGGGATTCACTCGTTATGGATTCGCGAGCCATACCAAATCCTTGTTTGAAACTGCACCCACTGCACAAGTCGACGCAACTACATTTAAAACATTAGCCGAAACCGAAGATAAATCAACGTTTCACCCCGCAAAATACGTCATGATAACGGGCGACAAGTCGTTCTCGCCCAATAATTTGGCCGATTTAAAACACGTAACCGGCCTTGCAAACAAACGCGGAGAACAAGTCCGCGTCGTTTTAATCACAAAGGCGGCCGCGGAAGGCCTCGACTTCAAAAACATTCGACAGTTGCACGTTCTAGAGCCGTGGTATAATATGAATCGCGTCGAACAAATCATCGGCAGAGGTGTGCGAAACTTGAGTCATTGTATGTTACCATTCGAAGAGCGCAATGTAGAGATCTATTTACATGCGACTGCACCGGATGGCGATGCGGAACCCGCCGATTTGTATGTGTATCGTTATGCCGAAAAGAAGGCAATACGAATTGGCACAATCACACGAATATTAAAGGAAATAGCGGTCGATTGCATTTTGAACATCGGGCAAACGTCATTTACACTTGACAAATTAAACGGCCTTGCTGAGAACCAAAACATCAAGTTGAGGTTGTCAAGTAATCAAGAAATCGACTATAAAATCGGCGACAGAGAAGGTAGCGGTATTTGTGATTATATGAATTGTGATTTTGTATGTTCTCCAACTACGGTAATTAATCCAGAAGATATTAACAATAATACATATGGTGAACATTATGTGAAGATGAATTACAATGCCATTGCAAAACGAATTCGCGATGTTTTCCGGGAACAACCATTTTATAGTAGAACGCAACTGTTAGCTTCTATACAGATTATGCGGACTTATCCACTCGAACAAATCGACTATGTATTGTCCATGTTCACCGAGAACCCATACAATTATATTGTGGATAAATATGGCCGAAGTGGCTATTTAGTTAACGCGGGAGACTATTACGGATTTCAACCGCTCGAGATTACGGACGAACAGTCATCGATATTTGATAGAAGTGTCCCGGTTGACTATAAACCGAACGAAATGTACATGGAATTGCCATTGGAAAAGGAGGGCGTGCGTAAACAACCCGCACCGGTTCTCGAAGTTGATAAACCTGATATACCAAACTTTGGTAAAATAGAAAAATCATATGAATCATTGGTGAATGATCTAAAATCAGCATTCACTAAGATTGATACTGCAAAAGTGAAGCACGCAGATGGGTACTTATTGTTGACAGCTGAAAACGATTGGTACATACACATGGGCCATGTTTACGCAGAATTGGAGAACAATATAAATATACCGGCCAATGTGATTGATAAATACACTGTATATCATTGGATGGACATGCAATTGATTGAACACAAATTAATCATGTTATACCATTTGTTCAAATCCGACTCGTATATACCCCCATATACACACGAATCTAGCATAAAGTCATATTTCGCTGAAAAAATGTTTATGCAGGGTACCGATAAATGCATTGCGCTGGGTGGAAACAATCATATTGAGTTGTATATTCAAGTATTGGAGACGCGACAATGGAAAAAAGCAGCCGCGGCTACAGTTCGAAAATACAAAGACGAATTGCGTAAAAAATACCACATTGAGCCGTCACAATTGCAGTCGTTTGTCGGGTTTATGCATTTGTTTAAGAAGAATGAGATGACATTTAAAATGAAAGAAATTGTAAAACAGCCTGTCGCCGGTAAACATGCGTATTTAAATAAAGGATTCAAATGTAGTGTCATGGGAAAAAGCGAAATCGTAAAATTCATGAACAATAAGGTTTTAGCCAAAAATCCGTATTTCAGCGGCCCCGGCAAGGGAGAACCGATTAAATACGATGTAAATACGAATGCGAAGAATATAATGCGAATCGGGCTGTGTGTTATGATGGAAGTAATTATGCGGTATTTTAATGATAGCCCGAATTCTGGAAATCAAAAATGGTTCTTGGATGTAGAAGAAACGTTGGCGAATGATTTACCAAAAATATAATACATATGGGCGGAGCTGGAAAATTGAAAATATATTTCTAGAAATAACATAGAAATATATTTTGTATCGATATAGTAGTATGAATAAACAAGCCGACAATAAGAAAATATATGGGGTATTTAGTCCGGCGATTTTAACCCAAAAGGTGATGTTATCAATCACCGAAGTGGGCAAAACAGTGAAACAGAACCTGGAACGAGATATTTCGTATCGTGTTACAGGTAAATGCATTGCTGAAGGCATTGTAAAACCCAATTCAGTGCGCATTATAAATTATTCGAGTGGGTCGGTTCGTGGACACCGAGTGGAATTTCAAGTAATGTTTGAATGTATGGTTTGCCATCCGGTCGAAGGGATGTTGATTGAATGCACAACGAAGACCATTACTAAGGCGGGGATTCATGCAGAAGTGGTAGACGAAGACGGAAGTGTTCCAGTGACCGTGTTTATTGCTCGCGACCACCATTTTACAGATAAAAATTTCGCAAACATTGTTGAAAATGATAAATTAGTGGCAAATGTGATTGGGGTGCGCTTCGAATTAAATGACCCATATATTTGTGTTATTGCGAAGTTGCTTGAAAAAAAACAGCCGAATATTGGAAATGACCGTCCGCCGCGGACGATGAAGAAACCGGCGTTGAATATTTTAGAGGATTAGGAAAAGGATTAGAAATAAGGGGGTGCGATATACGTTATATATTTATTTAGTTGGCTATGGTATATGGTTGTGAATCGATAAAATCAATGATATTTGCAAATATATGCATAAACACCGCGAAATTATTTACATTTGAATACTTGTAAATAATTTTTTCATATTCAGGACGTGGGACAATACTTATCGTTTTTTAATTAGCCCAGAAACATTCAATGAGGACATTGTAGTCGCGCCTGTAACTACTAATGTGCCGCCGATCACTGCATTGCCCGTGGCCGCCAGTGATGTTAGTGTCGTAGCACCTGTAACTTGCAATGTAGTCATTGTAGTTGCGCCCGTAACCTGTAATGTGCTACCAAATGCTGCATTACGACTTGTAGTTAACGATGTAAGGGTTGTTGCCCCAGAGACATTTAATGTACTACTAATTGCGGTTGAACTTGTTACGCTTAGTGGACCAGAAACAGTTGCATTACCGGTTGTTATTAAGTCGGTTGTTACTAAGGGATGATTCATATATACACCTGCCGGCTGAAGTTTAAAAACGCGTACATGACCACGATTATCGCCAATATTATTTGTAACAGTTCCATCATTTTGAGTACCTCCAATTACAACAACTGACCCATCGCCCGATAATGCTATTGATATACCATATAAGTCAAGTGGTCTTTCCCCGTCAATGTCGCTACCTATTTTCTGCCAGCCAATGACTGGATTAGATAGATTTATTCGATACACTCGCGCATGGCCGCGGTCATTGCCGAGTGTTCCAGTTCCATCGTTATTTGGAGCCCCAATTGCAACAATGGACCCATCTTCGGATAATGCTACAGAACGTCCAGACTGGTCACCAGCAGCTTCCCCATCGATATCATTACCTAACCGGTTCCATCCAACTGGACCAAATGTAGAACTGGTTTGGTCGGTGACTTCAACT